TGTCCGATAAAGTATCTAAGGAATTTGCAGATGAGTTATCTGTATCAAGGCCAGTCGCTAATCGTGCTATTGCACCTACTGGTTCGATTGGCATTCTCGCTGGGACTACTACTGGCGTTGAGCCTCTCTTTGCTGTAGCTTATAAGCGACGTTATCTCACACAAGGTACTCGATGGAAGTATCAGTATGTTGTTGATAGCGCAGCACAAGAATTGATTGACATCTACGGCGTTGATCCAGAAAGTATTGAAAGCGCATTGGATCTTGCAGAAGATTACGAGCGGCGTATGATGTTCCAGGCTGATGTGCAGGACTATGTTGATATGTCCATCAGTTCAACAATTAACCTACCTCAATGGGGGTCAAAGTTAAACAATGAAGATACAGTTGAGAACTTTGCTAATACCTTGGCTAAGTATGCCCACCGACTCCGTGGCTTTACTTGCTACCCTGATGGCGCTAGAGGCGGGCAACCTCTATCAGTCGTACCTTACAGTGAAGCTGTAGATAAGCTGGGGACTGAATTTGAAGAACACGTTGAAACACACGACATTTGCGATATCTCTCAAACAGGAGGCTCTTGTGGCTCCTAGACGATACCCATTCCCTATGCGGGATATCTTTGCAGCGGGACGGAGGGGATTTAGAAGTAACGAGGCCAATCCCTTCCGGCCTCACTCAGATAGATATCGTGAATGGGAGCGAGGCTATAACCATGAGTACTTCAATTATCAGCGACGAGCAGCTAAGTTTATTCAACGCTGAAGAGTTTAAATGGGAAGGGGAAGGTAAGGTCTGCGCTAAATGTGATAGGCACTTACCGTTCTCTGCTTACACTACGGCTAGTGGTGGTAACTACTTACGATCCTCCTGCCGACAATGTGATAGGGAGCAGCAGAAAATTGCGAACGATCTCAGAGATATTCATGGTATGCCGGGGGAAGATTACGAATGCCCTATATGCCATAGGGGTGCTGAAGAAGTCAAGCAACACAACGGCTCCTGGGTACTCGATCATTGTCACGAAACAAAAATCTTTCGAGGCTGGTTGTGCCACAAATGTAACAGGGCGTTGGGTTCCTTCAACGACAACATTAAAACCATACAAAGAGCTATAATATACTTGGAGAGTTCTAATGAAAGTAACACTGATCGACGCAATGGGGACAGACTTGACCGTTGCAAATGCAGCAAGAGTTAGTTTCAACAAAGAATCTACCTACAACTACAGTGAGGGATTCCCTAAGCTTGAGGAACGAGATCAGAAATTAATTAGGTATCTTGCATCACATAATCACTTCACACCATTCACACATTGCATGGTGACTATGCGAGAGAAAGTACCAATGTTTGTTGCCCGTCAAAGGTTTAAACACGTTATTGGTTTTACATATAATGAGGTTAGTCGTCGCTACGTTGATGATAAGCCAGAGTTCTTTGAGCCAGAGGCATGGCGTAAGAGAGCCGAAAATAAAAAGCAAGGCTCTTCAGACGAGACAATTGATTTAAATGATCCTAATGTTAAACAGGATCACTTCTTTCACGGGGTAGCTGATCAATATAAACCAAACATCTATGATGAAGTTACTAGCACTTGTATGAGGGTTTATAATCAGATGATTCTCAGAGGTGTCTGTCCAGAGCAGGCTCGTATGGTTTTACCACAGTCTACCTACACTGAGTATTATGTGACTGGTTCTTTGTATGCTTGGGCTAGAGCATTTAACCTAAGATCTAAGGCGGATGCCCAGAAAGAGATTCAAGATCTGGCGTGGATGTGGGATGAGATTATGATGGATAAGTTTCCGTATAGCTGGACAGCTTTGACAGAAGAAGGAGTGTAAGATGTCAGATGCGACAACTTTATACGAGATATATGATAGTAGCAACACATTACTGTATGTAGGAATATCTTTGTCTGCTATTTCAAGATTATCTCAACATAAAGCTGACAAAGATTGGTACTACGATATCAAGAAAATAGAGATGACGCATTATCCCACTCGCCATGAAGCTGAAAAAATAGAAAGACTCACGATTAGAACAAAGATGCCAGTTTATAATATCACACACAATGACGGCTCTAAGCACAATGACGGCTCTAAGCACAATGACATCTTTAAGGATGACAGTCGCTTTGACAATTGGGGATCAAAGCTTAGAGCAGCAAAGGCTGCTGGTATCACACGACCAACTCTAGATTCATGGATATCTTCAAATAAAATACCTGATCGTTACATTAGAGACATAACCCCTGTAGGCGCTAAAAAGAAAAAATATGAGGTAAATATCAACGGGATCATCAGAATTGCTAGGGAGAAGAAAATTGGAAGACCGGGCAGAAGAACTCAAAATAAATTAGTGTCTTTAGATAACTTAGATAAACTAGAAAAAGTTATAAATTTAATAGCTAAAATCGGGAGCTTGTAATGTTAACAATTTTAGGCAGTTTGTTAGGTTTTGGTAGCTCCATGCTGCCTAAGCTGATTGATTTTTTCCAGGAGAGGGCTGATAGAGCACACGAGTTAGCTATCATTGACCGTCAAATGGAGCAGATGAAACTCGGATCTCAAATTAAACTAGAAGAGATCAATGCTAAAGCTGATATTGCAGAGACTAAGGCAATATACAAGCATGATAGCAGTATTAAGCCAGCAACCTGGGTAGATAATCTGCGAGGCACTGTTCGTCCTTTGATTACCTACCTGTTAGTTTTGACTTTTATTGTCATCAAGGGTGCAGGTTTGTATGCTTTGATTGCTATTGAAGGTGTAGCTATTTCATCAGCCTTAATTGCTATCGACGATGAATCCTTCCGTGGCCTTTTGGCAGCAGTCATTTCTTTTTGGTTCGGATCAAGGGCTTTGAATAGAAAATGAAGATAGGCAAAAAGGGTATAGACCTAATCAAACACTTTGAGGGGTTTAGTCCTACCGTATATAGATGCGCAGCGGGTGTCCCGACTTTAGGATTTGGGTCCACACACGGTATCACGATGGACACCCCGCCTATCACAGAGAAAGAGGGACTAGAATTATTGATGTACGATATCAGCAAGTTCGAGAGAGCGGTTGATAGGCTTATCAAAGTCCCTCTAACTCAAGGACAGTATGATTCATTAGTATCATTCTCGTTCAATCTCGGCTCCGGGGCGCTCCAATCGAGTACATTAAGGCGTAAATTGAATAGGTCTGAATACGAGAGTGCGGCAGACGAGTTTCCTAAGTGGGTTTTTGCTGGGGGTCGCAAACTAAAAGGACTTATCAGACGACGGTATGCAGAGAGAGAACTGTATCTGTCAGAAATGTAGGAGGATACAATGATCTTAGCACTGTTAGCTGGTATGTTATCAATCTTAGTGATGTCATCACCAGTAGAAGCCCAGAATCCATTACAAAAGTGTTTGCCAATCGAGGAGGGTAAGAAATATCTCTTTGATAATCATGGTGAGACACTTAAATTTAGTGGTATCTCACACAATAACTATGTTATTATGCTCTTCATTAACGAAAAGACTGGTACATTCTCAGTTGGTTTTATCTTACCAGAAGATCGTAAAAACATTTGCCCAGTAGACGCAGGTCATGGGGTAACATTTAAGCTGAAACCTGAAGGAGATCCAGCATGAGATTTATTTTAAAGTTATTAGGGTTTAATCGCCCTAAGCGACAGAACTATTCGTTACTACACAGGCAACACACTACACGATACGAAGATTTATGTATGTGAGGGACTATGTACGTTAGAAAAGAAGCGGGTATCTATCAGTTTCAAAAGAAGGGCTATGTCGTTATCAACGACTTTATGCCAGAGACACACAGAGAACCCGTGGTACAGGACTTCTTGCGTAATTCAGGAGAGAAAGATTGGCAATGCCCAATAAGTCAGTCTTTTGACAAGCACCCTAAATGTGAGTTTCTTCTTCTATACTTCCAAAAATTTATTGAAGAGGTAAATAGTTTACCTTTATATCCTACATACTCTTACGCCAGACTATATAAACCTGGAGAAGTTTTAGAGGTTCATACTGATAGACCCTCTTGTGAAATCAGTGTTACCATAAACATGGGTCAGAGTTCAAAAGAATTTAACTGGCCTATTTTTTTCGCAGCATACAAAGAAACACCATCAGTGGTTAGTGTGAATTTAAATCCAGGAGATGCTATAGTATATCGGGGCTGTGAGTTACCTCATTGGCGAGAGGAGTTCAAGCCTCCTAGTGCGGATGATTGGCAAGCACAATTGTTCCTGCACTATGTTAACGTATACGGTCCTAATACCCACCATATATATGACGGCAGAGATAATTTAGAAGTAGAAAATTTTTTAGAGAATATTTAAATGGGACGAGCAGAGCACACGGGAAATCTTGTAACAGGTCTTAATTATAATAATTGGTATTTTGTTAAACCTGTTTTTAATAATGAGATGATAAATCTTATTCATAGTGTTGCCTCTAATACACCAGAAGAACGGGCTACTGAAGTAGATAGCGAAGGTAAATTACTAGAAGAAAATTTAAATAATAGATCTTCTTCAGTATGTTGGATTGATGATATACAAGTATATGAAGTCCTTATGGACGCTATAGAATCTGTTAATGACGGATCGTGGCAGTATAATATAACGGGGATTGAAATCCTCCAATACACGATATACCGAGAAGATAAAAGGCAACATTACTCCTGGCATATGGATCCAGTATATCATAAAGATTTAACTAAACCCTGTAGAAAAGTAAGCTGTAGTGTTTTGCTAAGTGATCCAGAGGAGTTTGAAGGTGGGGAGTTTGAGTTTATGTCGATTGATTTAGGCAATCAAACGAGTTCATCTTTTCAGCCCCACCTTTTTAATAAGAAAGGTCTAGGACTATTCTTTCCGTCACAAGCGTATCATAGGGTCAGGCCTGTTACAAAGGGTGTCAGACGATCTCTGGTTTGC